CAAAGCCTCAGCATCAAACTCATTGCTAATGAATAGACCATCACTACACAATGGCGCATAAGCATCGGGTCCAAAACCAAGGCGATCATAAATCAGATGGCGATAAGAACCGCCTTCTGCGCCATGAGCCGCAATGTGTTTGAACACCCAACGAGTAACTGCAAGCTTCATATCATAATCGCAGGTTTCTGCGAGATTGTCAAGTTCTTTTTCACGTTCAGCCATTGCTTCACCTATCTTTGCGAAAGCTTCCCACATATCATCTTTATCAGACATTGACCATATCCACTATTCTGTTTGTTTGTTCATCAACTATACGGACTCGCGCCTTATGACCGTTCATTCCTTGAGAAAAACGATTCGCTGCCGCGTATGCGCGAGGTATGTACACCTGTGGATCATTTTGTACGGAACCTTCACATGTTGTCCAATTATTAATCACTGAACCGACAACATTCACTATCATATATTCAATGCGGACTGTCATATCAAAACTCCTTCCATATGTAGCTTGAGTTTTTGGTCTTGAACTTTACGGTCCAATAACCTTCATCATTGACCGACTCTTCAGTGATCTCGGTAATCGGCGTGGTCTGCCAGTAATCCTGTGCAGCGTATGTGCGACCATACGGTGAGCCGACGCGAACACCAAAGCCAACCATAGGATAGTCAGCATTGTGAACAGGCATACCGCTCTCAGCGTCAAGGATTTCACACATAGGACCGGAATCACCAGCACCATCTTTGTCGCGTACCAACGAATATCTAGGCATCATCATGCTCCACTAAAAACCATTTCGGTCCATCTTTAGCTAGTCTGGCATAAGGATCATTCACTCTTGTTCCATCGAGCCTTATGCCGCCGCCCTTGATATGATTTCTCGCTTCTGTTTTTGATTTAGCAAAACCAACATCAACTATGATTTTGGCTAAACTTTCTCCAACATCTTGGAAGTCACGAGGAACCTTGACAACAACCAACATCAGTCTAATCCAAAATGATCTTTGATTGCTACCGACACAGGAAATGTCCTGCATTTATATTGCGATTCTTCGCCAAGTCTGATACACTCCTCAGCGACCAACTTGATAAGCTTCATAACATCATCGGAAATATCCACACCTTCGCGCCAGCGAGAAAGTATCTCATCTCCATTAACGCGAAAGCCAGCTTGAGTAATGATCTCGTGTAAACGCTCTTCGGTAATCAACGGTTCTCTCCTTGGACCCCACGGTGAAAAATCTTCATACTCACCATCATCAAGTGGATTATATCCTCCGAATGGCATCACTTTTCCTTCTTGAACATGCTATAAATCATCATCCACATCCACAGAATGGCTGCAACTGCCATGGAACACAATAGCACACCAACGAGGATACCGAGAATAGCCATCATTTGCATTCCCTCACATGCTTGCAGTCTTTACGAAAGCCGAAGCCAACGCAAGTGCAGCTCCAATGCGAACCATCACAAGTCACAGTGTACGACGATCCGGGCTTTGAACCCTTGACGATGAAAGTCTTTGATGTTGGCGTGACAGTAGCACCCTCGAACTCAGCACGATAGAATGTGGTCCTAGCCTTCTCTATCACGCGCACGGGAAACTTGGCATCACCCGTAGACAGGCAGAAAACATCAGGACCAAAGCCTTTGAGATTAGGCACGATGGTACCAGTGTATTCGTTCCACTCACGGATCACGCCATTGGCATACGCCTCAGCATTGCGAGGATCGCGAACTTGAACAGTTACCACATCGCCAACTTTCATGCCTAATCTCCTATTGTGGAAACATCATATCACTTCTGGACGATGGTGTCAACCTTTTTGTATAGGCTACCCATCGTCTCATTGTTATGGATCGTCAGGTCAAAGGTCTCATTATTCCATGCATATTCGGACTCATGGATGCCCGTGGCGAAATGCTTCTTGCCAAACCAGTCGGGCAGTTTGCCACGCTGGATATGCCAGACTTGCCCGCCAAGCCGACGGATCATAGCTATCTCATTGGGAAAGCGGACATCGGCAATAACAATGTTCTCAGAGAAGTCCAGGGACATGTGGTAGCTGAGCATCCGCTCGGTAGCCAACACCCAGATATCAGGATGCAATGTACCACGCATGACCTCAGTACCAACATGCTGGAGCGCAAACCGAGGGCTGAAATGAGGAATGCCAAGCCGATCGGCCCACCAAGGATCAACGATTTCACGCAAGCGGCGGCTCTCAGGCGTATCACCTTCAAGCATATCACGATCCCATCCGAAGATGCAAGCGCAGGCATCCTTCAGCTTTTCAGCGAAGGAAGCACCAAGGAAGTAATGCTCTTCTATGAGATATTCAGCGACGGTACCCTTACCAGAACCAATGAGACCACAGAGACCAATCAACATATCATCATCCTTTAGCGGTTAGCCTTAGCCACCATTGCATCAGCCACTTGGTAGAACTCTTCGGCCATCTGCTTTGCACCGTGAGAGGTTTCCCACACGCCGAGCAAAACCGCAAATGCGGTGTCGGTCACATCCTGAGCGATCCGACCCACACGAATTTCTGGATTGTTTTCCTTGATCCGATAAATCTCGGACTGGATCCAGTTCATAAAGCTAATCTTGATTTCGGCGTGGATAAGTTCGTTCATTAGGCTGTCTTTCCTAAATGTTCCCAGAATACCTTAGCTGCGGTTCGTCTGAAACCAGCATCACTCTCGGTTATATATGCTTGGTACAGAGTCCAAATTGCATTTGCAAATGAATCCGGCGTCTCACCAGGAATTGCCTTTTCTACACGATACCCACGAAATTCCAACTCGGTAATGATATCGTGGTCATCAAAGTCCTCGATATCCTTTATCTCTTCATCATCAACCCAGACTTCAACGGTCTTGTACGGCATGATTATTCCTCCTCAATCTCTTCCTGCGATTCAAGCCAGCAATCGTACTCAAATTCCAGCTGCTCGGTCAGTTCCTCTGGAATGCCGTCGCGCCAGTCCTCGTCCTCGAAGTCATATTCGAAACACTCGTCGCCATCTTCATTGGACCACTGACCAATGAAAGCGAGGCCCGGCTCGTGGTAAGTAGCAGTGATCTGGAAACCGAGCTCCTTCATTGCTTCATAGAAAGCGATCGGAGGACCCCAAGCCGTATCAAAGAAACCAAAACCGGTATTGTAATTGCCAGCAATTTCATCCAAATTGAATTCACCGCCATTCACATCCCACTTGGTACCCCACTCCTCGCAGGCAGTACCATAGTCCCACTCGCCACTTGAAAGCGGAACGAAGGTCTGAAACAGATTGCCTTCGCCCATAGCCTTCTCAAGCTTGGCCATCTGCTCGCCATCTTCATGGGAAACAGTGATGGTATTGCTGCACCAATTCGGCATGTTATTACTCCTTAACCGTTGAGAGGGACGACGCCCTGGGCTTCAAGTTCTTCCTTGGTAAACTTATGTAGCATCTCATACCGAAGCTGGCTGATTTGCTCATTCACGCCAGGAACTTCCACGACCTCACTGAGGGTCATAAGCTGTTCCACATAGTCGGAAACATCCCAAGCATCGCGCTGGTTGATATAAAGGCTGGTCATTTTTAGACTCCCATCGAGGTTGCTTCGGCTTCGATTTCCTCAAAGCTGGCATAGATACGGGCAAAATAGTCGGCTGCGGATTGCTTGGCATCCTCGTGGTCAGCCACATCCGACGTGAACATATCAACCTCGTTCAGGCCGGTCTTCCAGTTGGCGTCGGTGCAAAGGTCATACACGTTGAAGGTCTTGGAACCATTCCAGACCACGACCCAATCTAGCGCGGGATCGGACGCGACTACAAAGCCATGCTTGAGTGCTTCGTGAAAGCCATAATGTGCCATTCGGTCTCTCCTTCTATTCTCTAATAGTAGCTGGTTTGGATCGGATTGTCAAGCGTGGAGTTCGGCCGTCACGGGCACAAAGTCGGTGCCGCGACGGGTGCGGTACGACCAGGTGTGGCCGTCAAACAGGTAGAAAAACTCGCAATCACTGTAATGGGCCACGAAAGCATCGGCATCCGTGAAATCACGCGCAGGCGTATCCTCGCCACGGTCGCGGGTGTAGAAGGTGGTCATGCCGCCGAAAAGCGACTCCCACTGGGAGTCCGACAGGTCGGTGCCGAAGCGGGAGAACGGGTGAGCAACGCCGATGGTCCGATCAAGGGATGAAACATCGCCGTGGTCGATAAGGGCAAGGACGGTGTTCAGATCGGAATAGTTCTCAACAAGGGTGCGACCCACGCCCTCGAGGTAGCCATCCCAATGGCAATAAATGCCAGTCACGGTGCCGTCAAATTCCTGGAAGCCGATAGCGGAACGAGTAGCCATTTTCATTTACCTCAGTTGGAAGATTGGTTCTGGAAGGATTCGCAAACGCGGACTAGGTATTCACCGGCGTTGTCGAGGAGCAAGGCTTGCGTCAGAATTCCGTAAGCGCCAATACCAGCACCGGTACGACGGTTGATTTCCTCGCAAACACAAAGCAAGGTATAGCCATCAACGGTCGGATATTTTTCAAGGAATTCTGCCACACTTGGTCGGATAGCCACTTTGGACATTGTTGTGCTCCTGTGTTAGGCGTAGGCGGCGAAACGGACACCGCCTACGGTCATCTCGATCAGGTAAAAATCATACTCGACGATCGGATCGGTGTCGTGGTAATGACGGATGAAAATCTCAGCCTCGAGATAGGTAGGGAAAGACGCGACGGCCTCGGGAAGCTCGTCCGAGCCGTAGAAAGAGCCGTAAACGGTGAAGGCGCGGGGGAAAGCAGTCATTGTCAAGTTCCTGTATTAGCGAAGGGAAACGTAGGGAATCTGGTAATCGTCGGTCTCTGGTACGGTGTCGGTGTTCACTTGCCGAACTCCTCGACCATACGCTTGGCAACGTAGGCCGAACCCATGCGAACGCCGACACAGAACGACACAAACGCGACAATGAGAAGAACGGCGGTGAAGGTTGCATATTCCATATTGCTAAGCTCCTGTATTACTGGTTGTCGAGGACGGCGACGATGGCAAAAGCTGCCAGCATGACCAAAGCAAGAAAGAGAAGGGGGGAGAAGATCAGGGCAGTCTCGGCTATTGTCATGGTCTAGGTGTCTCTCTGTGTCTCAACTCATCTTATATTCTTAGAATACACCAAATTGGTCTGGTTGTCAATAGCGGGTCGGAAAATAAAAATCTAGCAAAATCAACAGCTTAGCCAGATCGGAAAGCTAAGTCATTGAAATTGCTAGATAAAATAATTTGAAGAAAAATGAATTATTTTTGTAATATTTTCGTTACAGTTTTAGCAGTCGGCGTGCTTGCTTGACCTGTGCAGTAGCTATTGCCATGTTGAAGTTCGGATGATTGTAGTGGTATTTTATTTTCGTTTCAATTTTCTCTATTACTCGCATAACAGAAAATTTCGTAACGAAATCACACACTTGGAGTTCTTTCTTTGCTTCAATCAAATCTAAGCTGTACTCTACATAACGCTCGGTTGCTTTTATCTTATCATACTGTACGGTTGCTTTGGACTTTACAGTAGAAGAATGTTTAGACAAGATCAATTGAAATCGGCTCATGCAAGCTCCTGTTGTCACTCTTTACATTATGACAGGTAGCTGGCTTATTGTCAACCGAATTTTTGTAACCGACTATGCAACCTTTTCTGGCTCTTCATAGGCATAGGCTATCTTCAACCCAAGCTGGTCGAGAAGATGATCCTGAACCGTCAGGCGGATTTCGGCGTCGCTCACCGCTTGCCCAGCGAATAGGTTGTTATTGGTAAACCATGCATAATGGAGACCATTCTCCTTGATAATCTTCACGGGAACGAAAGGCTTATCATCATCTGAAAAGTCCATGATATCGTCCGCAGATACCGTACCTAGCGAAACGACATCATCATCTTTATCCAGGAACTTGCGGCAGAACCATCGTGCTGCAAAGTAGCCGAAGGCTGATGAACTAAACCAGATGAAGATAGAAAGAGCGAGATCAAGGGCCGCAGGCATATTCATTATTGGGCATCCACAAGTTGGGTTGTAAACTGATTGAGGTTTTCGTAGGTGTTAATAAACACGTTAGGACCTTCAATAGGTGTCACGATAGCGTCCGATGGGAAGATGAAAATGAAGTCAATCTCAGGATGCTGATTGACGAGCCACTGAAGGTAGCGAACACGCCCAGGATTGTCGTTCGCGCTTGCGCGTGTCTCTGGTCCGTAGTTGTCTGTGCCATGAAAGAGATTAGACACAGACGCAGCGGGATCCTTGATGAGGAAATCATACCCGAGACAGATCAGCTGGTCAAAGTCCAATTTGATTGCCTCGCGCATTGCGTTCATGCCAGCATTGCTACGCGGACGGCCCTGATTGCATGAAGCAGGTTCCCACCGCTCGTCAATCGGAGGAAAAATCACGCGCTTGGACGGAAAGTCCGAAGCTTCAATCTCGCGCATGATACCTTCATCAATAGCCACCAGATAATCGGGCAACTCATAGTCAGGATGGTACTGACGATAAAGAGCATTGCAACCAAACACTGTACCGAAAGGCTTCAAGCGAAGCAAATCAAAACCAGTGCGCGAAGTACCGTTACCAATAACAAATGCTGTGTTCATTGTACCTTACCAGTTAGCTGCTAGATTAGGAAATGCTTCCTTGACCGCTTCCTTCTTGATCTTCAATTGCTTGTTCTTCATGCGAAGGAGCAACTGAGCATCACGAGGATCAATGGATTCAAGCACCTGAATGAAAAGCTGTTCACGCCGAATCTGCTTCACATTCTGCCCCTCAGGAGAGGCGATGAAATAGAGAAGCTTATCCGTTTCATTATAGAAGCGGCCTTCCTGATCGGTTGATTGTGCAAGAGGTGTAAACGGAGGATCACCCTCAGGGAGCAACCATGTCACACCAGGATCCATCGCATAACCAATAACGGTCTTGAGTTCCTTGCAAGAGTACTTCTTTAGAAACTCGACCTGCTTAGACTTGGTCTTCTGAGTTTCAACTTTTTCGATAATCTGCGCGAGCGCAGGACGCTTATTCATCCACGGATCCTCCTGTATAGTCAACTCGATAAATGAACTTTCGCTTTTGATCGTCGGTCCAGGTTTCGAGGTAACCGTTTCTTTCGTTGAAAATTTTGAGATACTGTTCATCAGTAATCTCTTTATGGGAGAAAATAGTTTCACCTAACCACTCCTGGCTCATTTCTTCTCTGGCTTCACCCAGTGTGAGCGCATCCAAGGCATGCTGTGGATCGTCATTGACCTCCATCACATACGTCATGCGGTACTGCGAGATAGCCTCTACCAACACCAACTTCTTTACCATTAGATATCACCTTCCTTACGATTTTCGGAATAGACTGCATCAAACTTACCACCAGGATATCTAGCCTGAAGCTTATTAACATTCATCGCGATTACCTCATTCGGATCAACCTGCAACGCATTACATGCATTGGTCCAATACCAAATTACGTCACCAAGTTCCTTGATAAGGTGCTGCCGAGTATCTTCGGTGTAAGGCTTGCCCTGAAACAAAACCTTCTTCACGATCTCTTGGGCCTCGCCAGCTTCACTGGTCATGCCAATCAAACCAGTGAGCAACAGAGGCACGTTGATTACATTATTCTTATCATAGTGTATTTGCTTCACTCTGTCAAGAAATTCCGCACACACGCGGCTTTCCTTACTCGTCACAGCCATAACAAATTGAGCATAATTTGCCATATCAATCATTCTTCAAGTTCTCCAGTTGGTACTACAATCTTTATATATGAATTTTCATCATCGCGGTTTATTGTGGGAATAGATATCCACTCGGACGATCCTTGGCGCTTGTATTGAATTTCGTGGCGCACCACTTCCCAAGTTCTAGCTTTTATAGCTGGCGCAGAGTTGACCCAACCATAAAAATTGACTGCACGAATATCAATGATGGAATTATCCAGCTTTGTTTTTAACTGCCGGATTTCTTTTTCCATTGCAGTGATATCACGCTCTAAACGATCAGTACTCATTTTCACAATCCCAATACCAAGCCCAAATTATCACACCGTCATCCAGTTTGATTCCAACCCTAGTTCTATATTCATGCTTGGTAATATCATTGAGTTTTACCATAGCAGATTTGCCAGAGCTATCAATATGGTTTGTCCAAGTATCCTCATTTAGTTCTCTATCACTAATCCATTTTTTTCCCATAAATTGACCAGGCCATCCAACTTTATGGAACTTAATTAGTGTTCCAACTTTTCCGACATCTTTGCCTTCAATAATTTTGACACGCGAACCAATAGCTTTTATTTCTGTTCCTGGTCGAGATACAGATAATTTCATCAAAATTCTCCAATAGCCTCTGTCAATGTACGCAAGCGGTTCTGAATGAAGTAGTTGAGGATCTTACTACGCGGCTGCCGCTCGTATGAACGATAAGCCTCAACGCATTGCGTCTGCAATTCCTCAGGTACTTCATCAAGGTCGACCAGCTTCTTATTGCGGTAATAGTTCCGCAGCATTTCACCAGTGCAATATGCTTCGGGCTGGAGAGTAGTCCACTCCTCAAGCTTCTTCTTGGGCAGTGGCTTCTGTCTACCACCAGACACGAAGGTGTCATCGACGGACAGGAAGTTTGGCACACCATCGCCACTATCGCCTTGCAGAATGTGGTACTGCTTGAACCGCTCAGGGTTATCAATAGCAATATGCTTCCGCATGATAGGCGAGTATTGCTGGACGTTGGCATACTTCTGGAGCTGAGCAAAGTCCTTGTCGCTGGAAAGAATGAGGATTTTCTCAGCGGTAGGCAAGTTCATCGTCTCACCGTATGCGTGACACAGGGCCGCGATAACATCATCGGCCTCTGCGCGATCAAAGATCAGCACAGGATATGGCATGTTGTCGCGGATCTCGTCACGGATTCTGTGGAGGGATTCAAAGATGGTAGCCCAATCATGCCCAGAACTGTCACGGTTCTTCTTGCGATTGGCTTTGTAGTGAGGGAATACCTGCCGACGCCAGTATGACGGACCGTCGCAACAAACGACAATTTCGCCATACTCAGGAAACTTTTGTTTGTACATACGCAAGCTTGAAAGAACCATATGGCGGACCATTGATTCATCAAGCTTCTGGTCATTGTTGGACAATTGAACCATCAGATTGGATATCATAACTTGGCTAAAGTCAACGAGAATCATTACCACGGTTCCTTATTTCATTCTGTATAGTACACGGATTATTCGTCGTCGTCAAGCTCTTCCTCAAGTTTATTCAAACCTTCTATGAAGTCATTGATAAAGATGAGGAAAGGATGGCTAACACCCATGGACTGCAAGAGAGTAGCACGAAGCGATTCCATCGTGAACGTATAGCTATCGTCAAACTCTGGCGTGGTTATATCAAAGCCTTTGGTCGACAAGAGGTACATAAGCTTTTTGCCAACATCATGTACCGCTTGGTCTACAAAGTCATGCTTGAACTTGATCCGTTCCTCGTCATTGTCGTCTATCACGACCACATGAGCGCGAGGATTATTTTTTGGAAACTTTACGACATTATTTGACTGCTCGAAGGATAATGCTTGTATCTGCGATTCGTCCATTTGGTACACTCGCCTTGGTTGTTAGGGCCTCAAACGACCTGATGGCAGCTTTGGACGTTGATCCAGTGATATCAGGCAACACCTGATCTGGCTTACGAAGTTTCTTTTGCGAGGACAACTTATCATTTACATTTTGAAGAGTTGTTCCCTTTACAGACAGGCCTGTATCAGAAACGTAGTGCGCGAGAACATTATATTTAGTGTTAAATGTCCACAGTTCCTTAGCACCGACGATCTTGGTAGGATCAATGCTGACGATTTTCAGGTCAACATCTTCCTTTTGATACTTGAGGCTTTTGACGATAACGGTATCGCTCTTAGGTTTGATCTTGCGTGGCTTGCGTACAACAGCTTTGCGATTATTGCCCACATAAGACTTACAATCATTTATGATTCCTTCAAACAGAGCAATGCGCTCCTTGATTTGTTTCTTGGTCATATGACGATAAGCATACTTGAAATCGGTGTCTTTTGTTGCGTATGCTTCCTTCATTTCATCAACCCACGGCTGGTAATAGTTAGCAATATCTGTAACCATTGCCGGCTTCGGAGCTTTGTTTTTCAGGAGTTCATAAAATTTGGTAAGCTGTTCATCATTGGCATCTACCATAGACTCAACATCAGCCAGCAGATTATTTGTCACCGTGCTTTTGGACATAGCCGACGGCGGCCTTTCAGCCTCAGCAATAGCTATACCACGCTTCACAATTTCGACAATATCATTGAATAGGATTTCCCGACGTATTTTCGGTGCATCATAGCCCATCGTAATCATGCGCGCCATCTTCCATGTGCTAGGAAGAATGTGGTGGTCATCAACCTTATTCATCATCTGCACGGCCGCTTTGGACATACCAGAATCCACCATGAACTCGGTAAGGAATTCACGGTTCATCTTAGGATTGGCAAAATAGTTGTACCAGTTATATGCACTAGCCAACTTTGATTGAATTTCATCTTCGGTAAGGAGCTGCTGGTTTTCCCAAGTCGGCTCCTCACCGAGATACTTCTGATCTAGGCCACGCGGTGTGATCCGCTTGACCTTTTTCTTTGTCGAGACCGACAACAAATTCTTAGCCATGAGTTGACCCTTTCATATTTAAAACATCATACCACACGGCTAAGGTATTGTCAACCATCAATACCACGCAAGAAACCAATCCACTGCTGGACACGATAGTCCCAGTTATAGAAATTGTTGGTATACATTTTCTGGAAGTTCATCTTGTTCTGGTTATTTGGATCCCAGTGTTGGTTGATTGCAGACAAAAGCAAACCAGCAAAGCGGTTAACGTGAACATTAGCATCCTCTGTCCAGCCATACATCATTGCAAAATTGGCTGTGGTCTCGGGCAATGCAGCCAAATTAGGGCATACAATCTGGCAACCAGCACTCATAGCCTCGATTACAGAAATGCCAGACGTTTCAGGCCAAATGCTGGGATATGCATAGATGTGAGCCTTTCTCAAAGCCTTGCGGATCGTAGCGTTTGGCTGATACCCATGATACGTCACGTTAGGATTAGCCTTGAGCCGTTCGAACGTGGGCTTATATGGCTCGTCTCGGTGTTCCCAACCATAGATTGCAAACGATGAATAAACATCAAGGTGATAATCAATACCGCGATCGGTTAGAAAATCAGCAACAGGTGCAAGGAGTTCCAGACCACGGTGCGGAGTTGTGTGATAGATAAGGTTGATTGTGCCCTGAGGCTTATCGTGATCCTCGATCGGTGTGATAGCATTCTGGAGTACGACACTCTTGGCATATGGCACACCATGCGCCATGTTGAAAGTGGCCTGCTGATAGTTCGAAACAAAAATCAATCGTTCGAACCTATCGAGGCTCTTTTGATCCTTAAGATGCTCGGACTCAGGATCATCCCATGTATCATGCAACCAAAGAAGGTTGCGCTTTGAGGAATCAATCTCACGCACACGCGAACAGATGATATTGAATTTATCGCGCAGGTCCGCGGGTAGGCGTTCCATGAGACCGGCATACATCTGCTCGGTACCACCTTGCGAACCTATATGCCCATATGTGCCATTCTGTGCTGGTTCAATTGTCATAGCCTTTGCAGTATCACGCAGGCCTGTAATTTTCAGTTTAGTCATTCCATTGTCTCCACTTTAATAACCGAATTGATTCGAAATGAGCGCCAGCTTCGTGCTTGAAGATCCATCACTGCTAGAACATTCGGATTATCCTTCGTTGTCACCTCAGCATCTTCCATGATAGGAGGAAGATATTGATCCAACAATGAACATACCATAATACGCTCTGTTCCATCAGACTTGGTAAACGTCACACGGATAACACCTTCACGCGCCATCTCGAAAATTTCTTGCTTCGTCCACATATTATATATTCTCCTCTTCATCTTCGCATATCCACATTCCTAAATCAAATAATGTGTCCATGAGTGAACCAACACCGACTTCCCAATTCAATTCGTCGGATATCCAATCTTCTGGATCATCATTTTCTACAACATATCCAACACCATCTTT